AAGCTCTTTCTAAATATAAAAACGCTCTTTGACCTTCAATAGTACCCATTTGTCTTAGGTCATCTATTTTTGATATAAATTCAGTAACAACAGCATCTAAGAAATAAACCATTAATTCAACCGCGTCAGTATCTTTCCATTCATCATAATGAAGTACGTTCATTGATGATAAAACACAAACAAATGATTCATCTTCTGAGTTGTGTAAAGCAATTTCAGAACATAGGTTAGAATTGTTAATCTTCATTCCCTTGTCTTTATATACTTGAGGTGCTTTATTGTTCATGGTATCCGCAAACATAATATAAGGGTAACCAATCTCTCCTCTACGTTGAATTACTTTAGCCCAAACAGCTCTCTTTTCTTTATCACCATTTACCATTTCCTCCATAAACTTGTCAGTAACGGTAACCGCATGTGTTAATTCTTGGATTGGGAATCCTTCTGTTCCAATTTCCAAGAATTCCATAATATCTGGATGTTCAATAGGAAGGTATGGTGAAAAACGACCTCTACGTGTGGAACCTTGTGAAATATTATCAACAACACTTTGAAACAAATTCATAAAATGAACTGAACCAGGTGCATGTCCATTATCTGTAATTGCCGCTCCTCTTCCTCTGATATTACCAAAATATCCTGAAGTACCTCCACCCATTTTACTCATTTCACCAACTTCAGCTTGGGTGAATAAGATTGATTCAATGTTGTCACCAATGTTTGAACCAAAACAACTAACCGGTAAACCTCTCTTTTTACCAAAATTAGCCCACACAGGTGATGATAATGAATACCATCCTTTACCCATATATTCATAAAATTTATCCGCAAACCCTTCCATTCCAAGAAGTTTTTCCGCATGATTAGCAATTGTTCTAATTCTATCCAAAGGTTCTTCACCTTCACTCAAATACCCTCTACGGAGGAATGTAATTGATTCATCGTTAATCCATTCAAAAGGTTTTCTGTTTTCCATATGTTATAATCTAATAATATTAAAATAAATCGTTCATCGTTATTGACTTACTTTTCTTACTATAATTAATACTTCTTTTGTTAAAAAAGTCAGTATGTTTTGTAGTTAAAATTTCGTCATCAAACCACTCGGTTGTTTCTAACAAACTTTGGTTGATTTCAAATATACTATCAATTCCGATATTATTCAAGGACGTATTGAATCTATGTTTGATAAACTCTAATGTTTGTGCCTTTGAAAGGAAATCTAAATCACCTTTTTCAAAAATCCATTCAACTATTTCTTTTTCAGCTTCGTAAGCGTCACGGGTAGCATCTACCAAATCTTCAATTAATTCATTTGACCACCATGATGGATTTTCTTTTTTAATTAAATTAATTAAATCAAAACCAAACTCAGCGTGAATATTCTCTTCTTTAGATGTAGCCTCAACAGCATTACTCATACCTTTTAAAACATTCTTGTGTTTATTAAATGACATAATAACCAAGAATTGAGAAAATAATGATACGTTTTCAACAAACATTGAGAATAATATAATAGACTCAAAATAATCTTGATTTTCAACTGATTTAGCATTTGTAATTGATTTTTCTAAATACTTAATTCTTCTACGAATTGCTGGTACTTCAAGAAGATTTTCAAACTCTTTGTTTAATCCCAACAATTGAATTAGGTGTGAATAAGCATCAGCGTGTCTTACCTCTGATTCAGCGAAAGTTGCTCCAACATTTCCAATTTCAGGTTTTGGTAATTTCTTATAGATGTCGCCCCAAAATGTTTTTACTGCAATTTCAATTTGTGAAATCGCCAACATAGCTCTTTGTACTGATGTTTTTTCTTTTTCATTCAAATGAACTTTAAAGTCTTGGATATCCGATGTGAAATTAAATTCTGTATGTACCCAATATGAATGTCTAATAGCATCAACATATTCTACCAAATTAGGGTATTCATATGGTTTTAAAGCAATTCTTTTTGTGAAGATATTTGGTTGATGTTGTGAACGGTATATAATATATTCTTTAGCAACATCATTTAAACCATTATCCATAAGTTTATTTTCCACAGTATCATGAATTTCATCAACATGTGGAACTCTGTCTTTATCTTCTCTAAAGATACTTTTCTTTACCAATCTTGCAATTTTTTCAGCCATTTCAACGTCAACTTTACCGACACTTTCCATAGCCTTTAAAACCGCGTTTTTAATTTTGTCTGATTCAAATATTACTTTGTCACCGCTTCTTTTTGTTACATAGCGATGCTCTTTTAACACCATATCAACTAGGTTATCCATTTTATTTTTTTTAATAAGATTTATTTAAATTTGTGTTTGTTCTCGTTCTTTTCTTTTTTCCATAAGTTCTTTAATTCTGTCACGTTTTTGTTCTTCTTTCTTTTCTTCAAATCCTAAGAAAGTTACAGAACTTTCAGTGTCAATATCTAACAATTCGTTATTGAACTTACAGTTTTCAAAAATAACACCATCTTTACCAACACGAGATTTGGTAATAGCTATGGTTGCCAAGTTCATTTCTTTTTGTTGTAAAGTCTTTGCCACGGAAATGATAACGTGACCTACTTGTGCTTTTTTAATAGAACCACCCATTTGGTCGGTGGTAACAACCTCAGAAGATATAGAGCTTCTGTTACCCTGTGTTGCCGTCCATCCGACAACTCCCAATTCATGGCATAACGCTTCGTATCCACGCATAACTGAACCCTCACTTTTCCACTCATCACCCAAGTTCCTATCAGGAACTATACAATCAATATAATCTAATACAATCATATCAATACCATGTCCATCAGCAATCATTTTACGAATCATATTTTTAATTTGTGTCATTGTGTATTGGTCTGAAGGTAATTTCTTAAGAAACAATTTATTAGTCATTTCTTCTTTTACCTGTCTTGCCTTTTCCAATACTTCCTCACGATGATTTGGTAAATCATCAGGAGCAATTCCTGTCCACATTGTAAAATGTTTTCTTTGGATTACTTTAGGGTTGTCTTCAAAGAAAAGTTGTAAAACATTGTATCCGTTATTAAAAGCCGTATTCGCAATTTTAGTTAAAATTGTTGTTTTACCAACTCCTGTTGGAGCTAATATAACACCCAATTCCCCTTTAGCTAAACCACCTTTTAACAGTTTATCAATACCAACAATACCCATTGGTATTGGATGACGGAAATCTTCATTTAAAACGTCATCAAGATTGTTAAATACATCTTCAAATTTGTTTCCTGTTTCTCCAACTTGAAGTGCCGCTCTTACTAACTCTTCAAGTTTATCGTAATTTTCAAACTCACCACTATCCAATATCTTTTGTGATTTGGTAATAGCTTTTTGTAGTTCTTGTTGTTTACAGAATTTTAATGATTTTTCCTGTACAAAAGAAGAACCTTCAGTTGGAGCGTTTTGGATTTGTTTGATTGTATCATTCAAAATTTTCAACATTAACTCTTGTGGAAACTCACTTTTCACCATTTGTGATAGAGTCTCAAAAGAAGGAGTACAATCGTACTTTGAATAATACTCCTTAACTAATTGAAGTAATGTTTTAAAATATTTGTTTTCAAAGTGAGTCGGTTCAATTACATCAATGATAGAATGTGCGAAATCTTTATCTACAATAATTTGATTTAAAAGTTGTATTTGAAATGTGTTACCTAGATATTCAAAATTCTTATTTGACATAGTTTGTTTGCTCCCTTTTTAGTGTTCTGATAAATACCTTAAACAAGGCTATAGTTCATATAATTCGTAGTTAAATTTTCAGCTGAAAAAATGTCAGTTAGGTCCCTAAGTACAGTTTTTACTTGCTGGCGTATATCTACGGTGTATCTTATTTTAGGTGGGAAAACTTTCGCATCCAACACTCTATGACAAATTGTCTGTTCTCCAACCTTAACATAAAAGTTAAACACCTCAGGACCATCAGTATTTGACGTTTCCAAAATAGTCGGGTCTTCACTAATTTCATATTCGTTGTCCATTAAATAACATACTGAACGCATCTTTTGGTCGTAAGCAAAAGCGTTTGTAAGGTACTTAATGTACTCGTAGAGTTCCATTGAAGCTCTAGCTGTTGGGTTGTAACCTCTTACATTAAAGTAACGTTGGATTACAATGTTGTTGTTTAGAGTTATTAAAAACTCCATCTTAATTACATCTACTTCTTTCATAATTAATTAATTTTGGTTATTGTTTTTGTGTTGTCTTTTTTCTTTTCTTGTTAATTTCATAAATGGGTTGATAAATTTAATGAATTCATCATCACTCTTGCCGAGGTATTTGAAGAACCCATCATTCATCATCATACGTATTAGGTTTTTGTAACCCCTACCTTCGGGGTCTAGTGTATCGGAAAAATATTGTTCAACCACTGACCTGCCTTCATCAGAAATAATTGGATTTTTAAGGTCCACAATTTTCTCGTTTGTTTTGTAGAATTCTTGACCGAATTCACCTTCTTTTGTTTTTCCACTTAATATATTTTTTAAAGTTGTGTTCTTTTCGTCTTGTTCTAAAAGTTCTTTTGACTTAGACAAAATATACTCATAAGTAATCACCGAATCAAGTACCTCAGGAAATAGCTTAACTAATGTCTTATCTCCAAGACGGTATATACCACTAATATTATCTGACTTATCACCAGTTAATATTTTTAATGTCATTACATTATAGTGTGGAAATTCGTGACTACCAATCTTAACCTTATCACCAAGTTTATATGTTACTTTGGCAATTGGTGAATATATTGATGTTTTTTCATCAATGAGTTGTACGTAGTCTTTGTCAGCGGAAAAAATGATTTTTGTTTCATCTTTTGCAATACTACAATAGTAAGCAATTAAATCATCTGCCTCACAAACATTAACCTTGATTTGTCTAACAAAACATTCTTCAAGGTATTCTTTAACTCTTTGTTTTTGTTCGTGGTATGATTCAAGTTTATACTCGTTCATACCTTGTCTACGATTTAACTTATAGTTAGGATATAATTTACGTCTTGGTTCTGCGTTGTCGTCACCGTCCCAAAATACGATAACCCTGTCGTAATTGTGTTCGTCCACCTGCTTACGCAAGGCATTGAGAAAGTGGAAGACACCCCCAATGTGGTTTCCTTCAACAAATAAATCTCTGACTCCATGGAATCCGATTTTAAATAAGTTATCTCCATCTACTAAAAGTGTCTTCACAATTTTTTATTATGCTGGTTCAACTTCCTCTTTCAAATCAAAATCACCATCAACACCGATGATTTCTTTCCAATATTCAGCATATTCTTTTTTATACGATTCTATTGAAACTTTTTCTTCGCTAGCATCTTTACCGGCCAAGAATCCGTGTGGTGTTACAATGATTTTACCATCCTCATAACCTAAACCATTGATATGGTTTTTGAGTACAGATACCTTAGTTCTAATTGCAAACTTTACTGTACGTTTGTCTTTTGTTGCAGAAATCTTGTTGGTTCCTGCTCCTTTTTGGTTTCCAAATAAGAATACCAAAGATGAATTCAACCAAATCGCTTCACCACCTTTTGCTTTAATTTTTGGTTGTCCAAATGGATTGTCAGGTAATTCAACCCATGGTTGGTTGATAATAACAAGACTATTTTCGTGTTTTGAATCGGCTCGTCTTGAACCTGAAATACGTTGGTTGATGCCCATACCAATTTTGTCGGCAAGTACCGCAGCGTTGTGTTGTTTACCACCTTTACCTTCGTATGTCATCTTACAAGGTACTGAACCTACCGAATCCCAAATGAAACACAAACTATAATCAATCTCACCTTTTTCTTGAGCATCTAAAAGCTCATTGATGTAATCAGTAATTTGTTCAATATAACTGAAATTGTTATTAAAGATAAAGAAACCATCCCAATCCATTTCACCTGTTTCTTCATCAACTACTTCATCACAGTCAAATCCCATAAGTTTAGCATGTTCAAAACTCCATTTTTGTTCTGTAATAATAAAAACAGGTAAAATACCCATCTTTTGCGCAGCCACAGCTGTTTTTACGGCAGCAGTTGTTTTTCCTGTGTCAGAGTGACCCAAGAACATATTAAGATGTCCAATAGAAGGACCTGGAAGTCCTACAGCATCCAAAAAGTCTTTTCCTAAATCAAAAAACCTTTGTGGTTTATATTTTGCGGAAGAAGAAAACTTTTTCTTTACCGACCCAAAGTCATTATTTTTTTTAATCGCCATTGTCTATGTGTGTATTGTTTTTTTATAAAAAATAAAAAAGCTTGGACACTATGTTTAAGTAAGTGTCCAAGCTCAGTTTAATTAGAATGGTAAATCTTCGTCAACTTCAGCATTCATTTGTGGGTCCATTGGTGTTTGTAATTTACCACCACCCATTGACATGATTGCGCTATCACCGTAAAGATATTTACCTGTTTCACTATCCCAACGTGGTTCTTCTCCACGAGCAATTGCTTCCAAATATTCTACGGGTTTTTTAGAATAAACATCATTCCAAGTTAACTCATCCATCAACCACTCTTTCATAACCTTCTCATCTTCATGGAGTTTTGTTGGGTCATCGTGCATAATGGTTTGAATAGTTGTGTAATCTTTTCCTCCAGGAGTTTTAGATTTAACCAACTGAATAACTAAATCACGACCTTTATCTGAATCAGTGATGTCACCCTTTTGTCTCCAAATTGGAATAATTTTGTCAAGAATACCTTCATTCTTGTAGTTGTGTTTAAAACGCCAGAATTTTACACCTTCTTCTTCAGCGTCACGGTCAACAACCTTTACAATATAGAATTTACGAGATTTATATTGTTTAGCCAATTCTTTGTCTGACTCTTTACCTGTAGCCATCAATTCTTCATGAACTTCATTCAATGGTGAACGTTCATTATCGTTTTTACCTGGGTCGTAAAATTTTTGCCATTTACCACCAACTTGTAGTTCATGGTACCAAACCTCTTTAAAAGGTGAGGAACCATCCTTACTAGGAAGGATACGTACTCTGCGTTGTCCTTGTGATTGTCCTTGTGGGAGAATACAAGCAAAATACTTTTTCATTCTTTCTTCTTGGGACATTCTGTTTGTGTCACCAAATGATTGTGTGTTTTTTTCGTACTGTGCCAGTACTGCGTCAAGTGAGCTCATCATAATTTTAAAAGTTTAAGTTAATTCTTAATTATAGGTTAATTTATCTGTATCGTCAAATCAGTTACCAAGTCTATAAAATAAAAAAGGGTCAGAATGTGACCCTTATAATATAGTTGAAAATTTTAAAAAATCAATCTGGTTTTATTAAAATTAACCCATTTTGAAAGATGTTTGTGTTGGTTCTACACCATAATTATCAAAAGACTTTTTAATGTCTGATGGTACTATTTGTTCAACTTCATCTGAGGTTAATACATATTCATTCTTACCCGCCTTTTCCATATCATCTTGTTTGTCTTGGAAAAAATCAGAAAGTTTTTGGTGGAATGGTCCACTATCTAAACTTCTCAATTCTAATTTTTCTTGTGGTGTTTTTGGTCTATACTTTTCAATCTTTTCTTCCATTGAATTTAATTTTTCAAAAACTTGGTCCATTGAATTTAATTTACTTTGCATATCTTCAATTTGTTTGAACATCATGTCAAAATATTCTTCTTGTTTAGATTCTACCTTTTTTTGAGAATTAACTAAGTCAGTAATATCTAATTCTTCACCTTCTGAACTTTCTTCACTTGCACCATCATCACCAATTTTTTCTACCTCAGTATCTGTTGCGGTATCAATTACTTCAGGAGTTGGTGTTGCGGTAGCTCCTAATGTTGGGTCGGCCGCAGCTCCTGCTGTAGGGTCTGCAGGTGCTGCTAACGGGTCAGCGGCTGTTGGGTCTGCAGGTGCAGCTAAAGGGTCAACGGCTGCCGCGTCTTGTTCAAAAATATAATTATTAATAGAATTATATCTTTTAATTTCTTGAATTATTTTAGAATCTATACTCATTTTTATCCATTTAAAAGTTGTTTAACACCGTGTGGTGTTTCAACTTGAACACGTTTATTTGTTTTAAGTGTGTTGTCAACTCTCTCAATCAATCCGTCTCTATCTCTAACGGTATAACAATCACCAGTGCTTAAATCACATACTTCAGTATAACCATTACCGGTATTTTTTTCACTATATCTTGAGTTTTTACCAAGATAATTGTCTAAATGTGTTTTAATATCCATAATTTGTTTTTTATATAAATATCTTTAACTATAGCAAGTTATTAAGATATGTTAATTAGTTTATTTTGTATTGAAATTTCAATTGCTCTTTCGGCGTATTTTATTATTTTTTCAACTGATGTCTTATTAGTTTTTAACCATCTTTCAACTTCTTCTTTTGTTCTTCCTTGTGGCCAATATCTAAGATAGATATCAACCATGGCACCAATATACTTTTCTTTAGTGTTCCAAGTGTAATCAGGGTCACTAAATAAAATACCTGTATTAGTACTACCATTTGGTGAAAAATAATCTCTAATGAACTTTATTGAATTTTCGTATGATTCAAAAATAGCATATGGTAACGCGGTACCATTTTGATTTGATTTACAAGCATATTCTTTTTTAAAGTATACATCCCTACCTCCATATGATATTTGTGGGAATGGTAATCCACCTAAAGGGGTACCACCTAAATCATTATTAAAACTATAAACCTTATTATCATCATGGCCATTTATGTAAGCTATAAAGAATATTATCGCTCTTAACGGATTTGTTTCAGCATTTTGTCCAATTAAAGAACACAAATCACTAAACGTAATACTCTGTTGTGTATTTTCAATACCCGTAAATCTTTGATAATTTATATTAGCGTTTTGTATGTCCGCAAAACATTCAGATTGGAACCCTGGTGTGTATTTAACATTAGTTAGAATTGAGTTACCAATAGTAATAGTGTTAACAGCTGGTTGTGCACCAGTTGATTCGGTTTCTTTAGTTCGTCTAACACTCTGAACTAATTCAGTTAATAAGTTTTGGTTAATAGATATTAATTGTTGCTCTATTAACGGTAATGAATATACAGGCATCCTAACACCTGTGAAAAAAGTTCTAAACTGACCACCATCAATACTGTGTTCTACCGATTGAATCATATATGGTCCTCTAAACATAGGAACATATCTTAAGTTAAAGTACATTGTTGGTTGAATCATCATATTACCCATGGACTCAACTCTACACTCATAACTTCGGTTTTTATATAAATTATATAATGATACGTTTTGATTAGTTGTTGGTCTACCACCAGCTCTATTGGCCATATTTGTAACCACCATATTAGCTTCTGTTGTTGCCGCTGCGGTGTTTTGGTCTAACTGTATACTATAAAACATTCCCTGATTTCTTGTTCCGAAATCAACATTAAATCCAACAACTTTATTGGATTGGGCCCAATCTGTTTTGTTTTGTAATTTATCAACCAATGGCATGTCGGATATTCTGGTTAAATCAAAAGCATCTGTTCTCCATCTATAGTCAGCATTTTCTCTCATATCCAAATGTTCACTTGGTTTACCAGCATAAAAACAAACCAATTTTGGTTGTGAATCTCTATAGTCAACATCTAAAAATGTTCCAAATAAAGAATTTGCCAATTCAGACGATTTTTCAGCATTTGGTGGGACACCTTGTTTAACATCTCCAACCCCCCAAAAATTCATGTAGGCTGGAAGAGGCATCATTATAAATTTATTATCGGCAATAATTCTACTAACAAAATCAATAATTCTTGTATCCATTGATGTTGAACCTGAGAAGAAATCTTTTAATTTAAAAACATCAACATAGACTCTATCACCAATATCTCTATTAGCTCTATCTAAAAACAAGACATCTTGGAACAATGTTCTATCTCTAAATTCCCCACCGGCTATCCATTTGTCATTAAATGATTTGAAGGCTTCGTATAATTCTATTTTTGGTTGAGCTCCATCAATTGCGGATAATATTGGTTTGTCTGCAACTACAGTATATGATTGTAATCTTTTATTAAGATTTGATGTGACCAAATTAAGAACTTCATTTAAAGATGTTTCATTTTGAGTGTAGTATTCGTTAACACTTGTTTTAAAATCACCAAAAGTATAATTACCATTATTCAATAATTTTTGAGTTCCATACATTTTTATAATTGGTGCAAATGTAATAATATTTACACTTGTGAATTCCATATTTGCATCAACAAAAAAGTCGGTATAATAACTACCACTATTTGAATAGGTTAAACCACTTTGACTTGCAAATCCAACATAGGTATACATTGTTTTCCATGCATCAGGATTTATTAACTCAGATTGATTTTGTGTTATGGTTCCACCACTTGTTGGTAATGTATTTTGTATATAAGGTTCCCACACATATTTGTCATATATGTTATATTGAGCATCAGTTGTAAATGTAACAAATAATTTTCTGTTAAAATTACTCGGGTTACCAAATCTAAAGACAACATCATAATTGATAAATTGTTTCAATATTGTTGTCAAATTGTTCATTTGTTTTTCACTAACATCTTTTGTGTAGTTATCACCGTTTTCACTACCATCAACTTGATTTATTGTAAGTGCATTAGTTAGTAAAGATTGAAAATTTCTATTAACAAAAGTATTATCAGTAATGTTTTCAGAACTAATATCATTAAATGATTTTGAAAAGTTTAAAAATTCATTTTCAAATGCATCTAATATTTCTGTTTTAAACACTCCAAACATATCCTCAATTTTTGAATATGTTTGTCCAAACTTAAATGGTTCTTGAGCGTTGTTATTACTATAAACCTCTTTAAAGTATTCATTGTAATTAGGTTTTGTAACACTTGATAGTTCAAAATAACCGTAGTTTGGTGCCGACCAAAACATTCTTGCAGAACCATTATATAATGAAGTGTTTCCTGAAACTTCAAGTTGTAATGTATTACCAATAAAACACTCTTGTTTTACTTGGTTATACTCAGTTCCAAAACTTGGGAGTACTAAGGTTTTTTGGTTTAAGGATTCTTTAAATTTAGGCGAATTACCCGTATTAAAAGTTGTAAACCAACTATTGTAATTTAATGTGCGAGTAGGATTTTTGGTATCAAATAAAACATCTTGTTGGATTGACGCATTTGGTATTGTACCAATAACTAAACCGTCATCAATTGCGGATTGTATATTAGAACTATCATATGATGTTAACAAGTCTTGACCTGTAACAAAGAAATAGGTGTCATTAATTAATACAGGATAAAAACCCATATTCATAACAGTTTGTGAACCATTAGTATTTGATACATTAATTTGACCATATACACTGTACTCTGTATTTGTTTTTGATGTAAAGGTATATTGATTTGATAAACCGTTTGTTGGGTTATAATAATTGTTTGCAGGTAGATTAGTCCAAACTGAATCTAACAAATCTACACCAGTCTGAATATACTTTTTATATCTGTGCCAAATTGAACCATACTTTAATATCCAAGCGTATGGTAATTTATGTACCCCACCAAATTTAGTTAAAGAAGCAAATATATAATCTAAATCTTGTTCGGCGATATCGGATTTTGGTGATGTAATTGTTTTATATTTTTCTCTTAGTGTTGATAATGGTAATGAGTTTAACAATAAATAAGACGCCTTAACATATGGATATTGGTCACCATTATTTCTATCTAACTGAACACCTTCATGAAATGCGTTCATAAAAATTGGTGTATTCAACATTGATGTTGTTTGTAGATTTGACACTGAATCAAATTCAGCATTAACATAATTAACAGGTCCTTCTGTTATAAAATAATTTAATCCGAAATTTTCCCTTCTTTGTCTATAAAAATCACCAAACTGTTGATTAGTTAAACTAGTTGTTTGAGTTTCACTTAGTCCTGCAGATAAAAAAGAACCGTTTATAAAAGGTCTATTATCATTTTGACTTTCAGGACTTTGGTAATTTGTTATAAATCTTTTTTCAGTGTTAACGAATAAACTTTTTGTTGTTTCATATCTATCGGCAGAACTTACATAATTAGCTAAATTATTTTGAGACCACGTTTCACTAATAAACGGATATAAATCTGTAACATCATTTTCACTTGATTGTGTTGATTTAACATACTCTTCTAATTTTGTAAGACTGTCAACCTTTAAAGATGTTGATATTGACTGTGGTTGTATTAAAGAGTTATCTAATATTGAAAAATCTTGGTTGGTAATTCCTCTTAAATAAGATGATGTAAAAATACCTCTAATAAATTCCTGCCAACTTGGTCCTGTACCATCATTAGATGTTTGTCTTAATATGGTTAAATATGACGCACTGTTTAATACAGTATTTTTTAAAAAATTAACTAAAAATGGACTAGTTGTGTTTAATGATTCAAGTATGTTTGTTGTTTCAATATCTGATATTGTATTTAATACTGAAAATTGTTTAGAATTTGTTTTTAATATTCTATCATAATACGCAGATATTAAAATTCTTTCATATATTTCATACAAATATTTTACACTATCATAATCACTATATGGCACATTTGTCATCGGGAAATCAACTGAGTTTACCGATAATCTTTTAATTGTTCTTTGTTCGTTTTGACTACCTGATGGACCTGTTTCAATATTAGCTCTTTGAGCTAAACCTCTAATATATTCTTCAACAAATTGTACCTCAGGCCAAACTTCAAAATTATTAGCTCTTGTTCTAGATATTTCTTTTGGGTCACCAGGGTATCTTAACTCAAATTGTTCACCATTTTCTGAATTAGTTTCAACAAAATATTGAGGCCATGGGTAAACGGGTATTCCTGCCAATCCATTGTTAGACGTTCTTTGTACTAAATCTTTACTGTCAGAACTAACAGATGTTTTAGTATCATCATACACCGCTCTTTTTCTAATTGGGTTTAATCGTTGAGCCCAAGCTTGTGAGTGAACATCATCCATTAAACGATAAAACGCCTCAACTGAAGCAAATATCATCGCCATAATATTTCTTAGAGTAGGTTTAAACCCTAAACCATCATCACCTTCAATTTTTTTAGATAAAAATTCACTTAGTTTAGTAACAATTAATTCTTTTTTCTGTGAAATTTCACCAAACACGGTATCTATAATACCTGAAAAATTATTTTTACCTTCAAAAACAAAATTGTATGTCGGTAGTACAAGTGAACCTTCACTATTTGTTGATTCAATTGCTATAAAAAATGTTGATTCTTGAATTGCCAATAAATTTTCTTCTCCTCCAACAGGTTCCCTTTTATTTCTTAAAATAAATGTTTCTCTCCAATTAATTTCTTTTGAATCTATTACTTTTCTGACAACATCGGGGTCTATTGAATTTGGTGGTGAATTTTTAATATTAATTTTATTGATGTCTTTAATTTCAGAATCGTATTTAACATTTTCAACTGTAAAATTACCACCTAAACCTAATGTTTTATTCTTTTTTAAATCAGTAGTATAACTAACAATAAGTTCTTTTAATTGATTGTAGGCATCTGTTCTAAGTTGTGGGTCTTTTATTGTTTTTTCGTTGTAAATGTACGTAATAACATTTTGTTGACCGTCAACTAATGATGAATTAAGTACAAATTGTTTGTTTGGGTCAACATATTTTGAGAACCAACCGTCAGGACCTGTTATATCATCCCTTAATTTTGTCAATAATTTAAAATATGTTTCAACATCAGATAATGGTGTGAAATCGGCTTGTCCAAAACTAATTTGTAGATTTTTTTCTAAAGCCTCAAGACGAGCCCTTAATTCAGGAAAAGATAACTCAGGTAAATCAGGTGAGATTAACCCTTCGGCTTTATATTTTTTGTAAACGTCTCTAATTGTTTGATAACCTTTGGTAGTTCTAATACTTTGAGTTTGAGTTGATGTATTTCCAATAGAAGACAGACTGGCGTTTACTTGTCCACTTTGTGGTGCCGTAGAATTAAGTCTAAAATCTGTTGGGTACATGTATGGTGTCGCAAATAAAGAACCTACTTGTGACTCGGCTAATATTGTATATTTGTAAGAATAAAAAGTTAATGAAATTCTATAGTTACCTGTATTACCTTCAAACGCGGCTGAGAATTTAGTTAAAATTAATTGATATCTAATTGCCTTACCATAATAACCTTTGAGTGTTAAATAAAATGTTGGGTATGGTAAATTAAAAAAGCTGGCGTATTCTGAATTTTCACCTTTTTCAAATAACGCTCTACCTTGTGTATCAATTAGGGTAATTTCAACAGTAGGTGTCATACTTCTTGTGTTTTTAACACGGATAGACTCAATACCTAAAAGTCCTGTATCTTGTCTATTTAAAGTATTTTGAGTTATATAAAAATCATCAGGTTTACTTTCACTTCTAATGTTTTTACCAGGTTGATTTGTACCTTTACCGCTAATAGAATTTAAACCCGTTATTTCATCAATATAACTGTTTGTTAATGTTGTTTTACCACCAGGTCTTAGGAAATTTATTGAAGCAATTGGTGTAGTTTGGATTGGGTCTAACAAAGATTGTCCAACGGCTAGCTTAGTTCTTGGCAACATTTTAGCTTCCAAGTTAGCATACATAACCAAGTTTTCATGGTGTATTTGTCTTTCTTGTACTGTACCGTCTAATCGTACTGTTTTGTTTGGGTCAACTAAAACAATATTTTGGTAATCAAAATCAACAAAGATATCATCGTTAGTATTAAATTCGTTACCTGCCATAATAGAAGAAATAGTTATCCAATCCGTTTTTATAATCTTGTAATGAAGATATAAGCGGATATGGTATAGTCAATATAGAATTGTTAGGTATATTCCATTCTAATCCACCATACTCAGGATTTGCTTGTAAAATTAACCAACCAAATAACGGTGAACCATAATACTGTTGTGAGACTTTATCCAATCTACTAAATCCTGTTCTATAAATAAATCTTTGGTCAGATGTTTTAGATGGTAACGGCACAAATGGAACAACGGTTTGTTCTCCATTGATTAAAAATTGTTGGTATCGGTTATAATAAGCATCCATTAGTTAAACTTACTTTTAAAGTTGTATGGGTTATCTTTATTTGAATCATTTTTACCTGAATATATATTTTGAAGGGTTTTTTTAACATCATTAGATGCATTAGTGTTTTCACTTGTATTTGTGATTCTTGTTTGGGTGGTACCAAATGATGGTGTATATTCTAAATATTTTTTACCGTCAGGACTTGTTCTGTATGAAGAAACTAACTGTAAACCTTTAGCATTTAAATCATTATATTCTTTAGCTCTTGTAACTTCATAAACACTTCTTATAACATCAGATGTTGCAATATCTAAACCTTCAATAAGAGCTGTAACAAAACTTTCCCTGTTTTTATCCATCATCGCTTTTGACATTAACAAATACTCTCTAGTTTGTGTTGGGTTAGTTAAAGTAACAAAACCTGATGGTGGTGTAAACGCACCTGCGTTCTTAAAATCGTAGGCGTTAGGTACATATATATTAGCGGTTGTAAGTGATGTAAGATAATCGTTTGTATCACCAGCAATTATTGCATAATCCTCACGTAAAGCAGTTAATGTATTTTTACCATTTGATGTTTCAGTGGTTCCTGTTGTTGAGAAAATTTGAGCAATTCCTTTATCATTTATTCTACCATCCTTACTTGTTGGTGAACTTCCTTCGGTAACAAAATTTAACCTATCAACATTATAAACAAAATCTTGTTCTACTTGAACTAAAGTACTTATGGTGTTAAATAAATCAGAAGAGAATGATGATTTATATCCATTATTTAAGTAGTTTTTATAGTTCTTTTTAAACAATTTTATTTGTGAGTTTGTTATTTTTTTATCATTGTTTAATGTTGTAAACACAGATAATGTTCCATCATCAATATTTTTTTCAAGTTCAACAAATGATTGTCTTATATACTCTTCAGTTTTTAAAGGTTTACCGTATATCGTAGTTTCAACACCATTAAACTTACCTTCATTGTATCCAATATTTTTATCACCTGAAAAGTTTAATAAAGATAAAACACCCCAATTATAATTTAACAACACATTGTCCATCATGTTTAATGTTGCGGTATAATAATCTTTTGTTTTATTAACAAAACCATTCATAAATGTTGCATATTCAATAGTACCTGTAAGACCACTTGTTGTACCTGTACTTGTTAATACACCAATAGTGTTTCCACCATCATTGGCTCTATTGTTTTGAGTGTTTGAAACACCAACAACAGGGTTTTGATTTTTAAGTGCATCCACAATTTGTTTATCTAACTTACTAGTATCTTCGGTAGCTTCGGCTCTTTCGTCATACATTTCAGTATTTGCGTAATAATTGAATGATAACGCATTTTGTAACGTATCAATTGGGTTCTTTAATCCTGAACCACCAACGAAATTAAATCCTAAACTAACCTCAACAATCATAGGTTGGAATCCGATACCTTCGGGGTTCATGTCAAATACACTATCATAATTAAAATTCAATGATGTTGGGATAATTTTTGTATTGTAAAAATCTCCAACTCTTAATACTAATACTGGTGGTGCCCCAAATGATGTATTAGTAGCATCATTATATAATTTTTCACCTTTTGGACCTATTGTTGGTATTGTATCACCAGGTCTCATACATTGTTGTAAGAATGTTAATCTAGCATTTAATCCTTCAGGTGTTTGAGAATGGAATGAAGGTTGGAAATACTTTATCTTTTCTTTAATTGAGTCGTAGATAAATGGGTTATCCGCCTTTAATACTTCAAAATAATCACATTCATTTAACAAGTATCTTAAAAGTTTTTTAGATGCACCTTTATATAAATCCTTTTGTGGTTGTTGTGCACCAACATTTGAATTTTGTTTTGGTTTTTGTGGTTCAGGTTTTTTACCTTCGGCAGTTAATGTCTCGTTAGGAGCATTATTAGTTGGTTGAGCATTTTGTGTAGCCGGAACAACGGTTATATTTTTAATCAACGATGTTCTACAAGCCATTGCTCTTGGAGTATATTTTTCTCTATTTGGTTGTGAATTAGGGTCGTTGTCAGTACAATTAAATGGTCCGAAAGTACCATTACCTTTTGGACTGACATTAGTCTCTTCACCAACACTAACACCTTTAACAATTAAATTACCATCATCAATAAATTGATTTAATGAATTTGATGTTCCACCAAAAGGATATGTTTTAAAAAACTCTATCGCTGAAGTTAATCTTCTATCCCCCAACTTTTTATTTGCCCTTTTTTCTTGTGGTGGTGAAGCACTGGCAATCATTTCAATAGTAATTTTAGAAACTTGTTTTTGTGACAATGATTCATAAATTTTATTACCCATTTCAACCAATTGGTTAAAGTTGTTTTCTACAATATTAGAAAAGAAAGCGTTAGTTGTTTCTCCACTTCCACTTTGGTTAGCATATACTGTTTTATTCGCTTCAGATGTATATGTTTCATATAGATTTTGGAATGGTACTCCAGCAGCTGTTGGTATATCATTTTCAAAATAAAAACCAAGACTTCTATAATTAGAAAAATCTATTGTTGGTGGTGTCGCTACCGTTCCCCCACCAGCAGTGCTATCGGTTCCGACAGAATTGTTTCCAAGATTATTTGAAACTTGTTTAAATTGTTCTTGAGAAACATTTGGGTCGGTTACAATTTGTTGCCAAGCTTGTAAGTCAGTTAATGGAACTGTATTGTATATTCTTGCTAAGTCATACAAATCATATTTTTTACAACCAGCAAAGAATGAATTTACAATTGAATCCACTTTTTGTCTATCACCTTCATTAGCTAAAACTTTATTTACAATTAAGTTTAATACTGATGGATGGTCAACAATCATTTTCCATTTAAGTGTACCACTTCTTGATGTGTTTTTATATGTGTATATTGGTTCAGGTCTACCTAAGAAAGTTGTTTCATTAAATTGTGGTCTTGTATCCTCAGAAAATTCTAATCCGTAAGGTGGGAACCACATTACTCTACCCCCATTTGGTCCTTTTTCACAAGTTGGTAAGTCATCAACTCTGTATCCAGGTCTATATCCTGTTCTCCAAGCTAAGTTTTCTATTGAGAACATGTATTTTTTAACTTGTCCGTCAACAATAGCATCTCCCCCTTTGGCAGGTACAATGTTGGTACTAAAAGTTGAATCCATAACAGAATATGAAAACTTACGAATGTTTCCATCTTTTGTCTGTAAATCATTAAATGTGTAATATGGTGTATCTTTTGTGAATATTCTACAATATTCAATACCCACATTGGCTTGTCCGTCTGTATATTTTATAACTTGTGAACCTTTTGTAATTTCTTTGTAACCATCATTGAAAATTTTTGATGTTTGGTCAATTGCGTTACCAACATGTCCAAATCTTGCACCTGAGTTTGGTTGGGAGTCAATTAATCTTTGAGTATCATCAAGTATTGAACCTGCTTTGAATTCATAATTTATTGACTTTGTAGACTCAAATTGGTCTGCTATAGATGAAAAATCAGAATCTTCGGTTCCGTAATCTCCACCTGGTTTTTGTTTTCTACCTGCGTTTGGAGCCCATTTACCACTAACCCATGAGAATCCACCTGTGATATTACCATCACTTTCAAAAGACCTACCGTTTAAACCAAAACTAAAGTCTTTATCTACACCCTCATATTCTTTACCTAAAATATCAGGACCGTAAACAGGTGCGCTAACTTGTGCACCAAATTGGTCAATAGGAATTTGACCTGGAGGTGATGTTAAATAACCCGGTTCTCTTTCAGGACTACCAACATAATAATTTCCCGCTCCAAATGAATCGGCAAAACCACCTAAGATTGCATTACCTAATGCAGATAATATTCCAGTTCCACCCGTATTGTATTTTGGTCTGTAAAAGTTGTAATCAAGATTTGATGTTAATTGTTGTCTTTGACCTGAACCAGTGTAGTCCAAAAATAATTGTGAAGGTGATGTAGGTCTATTACCAAATAGTCCAAATAAACCACCCCTAGTACCTCTCAGAGCGGCTTCAACAGCTGACTGACTTGAGTTAATATCTCTTGCTTGGAAATAGTCACCTGGAATTGGTGATACAGGAAAAGTATAACCTGCAATTCTTTGTACAATGTCTTGTCCTTGAGATAGTATGTCTCCACCTGAAGTAATCTTCCAATCTCTATCAATAATCGGTCTTCTACCGGCAATAATTAAAGATAGATTCGCAGGGTCTTGAAAACCATTTAAAATATTAACACGACCAATTGTGTTATTTCTTACATTTTGGTCTACTCTTTGTTTAAATGAGTACTTAGCTCTTTCAGTAGCTAATTGGGCCATTTCAGAATCTTGTGACAATAATCCATTATCACCTGTTGGGTCTTCTTGTAATAAAACCGCAAATGGTGAATATGATGATGGTCTGAAACTTGGTGGGTCCCAATAAGTGGCGTTTTTTTGAACTTTAATAATATCACCAATATCGTAGATGTTTAAATAACCACCTTGTGGTCCATATACGTTTTTAATGTATTGTCTTTTTTGGAATGTTGTTGAATAAAGTTCTAAAGCATCTGTATAAGGTGGGTAAGCACCATACGGTCCTTGATTTGGTAAATTAGAAACTGTGTTAATTAATCCATCAATATTTTTATCATATCCACCTAAAGGACCATATTCATTAAGGGTATATAATTTATCCGAGAATGGACTGTTGTCAATTAAAACATCAGGTGAGTCAATTACCGATGTGTCACTTTGAATTAAATCACCTTGAGCAGGTTTTGATGTTGGTGTGTAAACGCCTGGTTTTGTGTAAGGGGTAAGATTCCTTAAAAGTAACTTATCTCTTAAAAGTTTGGTAGCACTAAAACTTAATTGACTTGGCATTTTTATTCTTTAAATATAAATAGATTAAAGGTTATTTTTTAACCTCCAACTTTATTTGGTACTGTACCATATTGAACATTTGAAGTCGCATTGTCTGAAATAATTCTATTCATTTGTTTAACAAATGTTTCGTTTTTAAATAATTCAAAAATTTGATTGTCCGTTAAAGTTTGAGATGCTCCTGATGGAGTGGTAACTTCAACTTTAATAGCACCTCTATGTTCTATAGGATTAAAATCAATTTTTTGATTAATTTGTTTCGCACTAATATCCGTAGTTGTTTTACCAACATCAGTAGGAATCGCAGTTTGTGTTCCTTCTTTAAGAAGACTTTGTAATTTTGATGCGGACGCTTTTGTTAAATCGGCTAATTTATTATTTTCCGAAATATATTTTGATAAAGATTTTGAAAAATCTTCTGAGTTTAATTTTTGACCAATGTTATTTAAACCAATTTCAATATCTTTTCCTGCAACTCCTAACAAATTTGCAACACCTTCTAATCCACCCTCACCACTAAGAGCTTTTTGAATTGATTCGTAACTACTTCCAACTAATTTATCAATATTTTCAATACCCGCTCTTGTATTCCCAATTACTCTTTTATTTTCATCACCAACAGCAGAGACAGTTCCTCTAAGTAACTCATCTAAATCACCCATTGCTCTTGCACCAGCAGGTGCCGCTCCTAATTGTGTTGCAATACTTAATAAAGTAGCGTTTTGTAATTCACTGTTGGTTAATTGTGCTTTAGCAATTTCTTCCAAAGTTGCCGGTCCTTGTTCTAATGATTTAATATCATCTTCATTAAGTTCTGAAATTACTTTAGCTTGACCATCAACCATAACTTCATACTTACCTTCTTGATTCATCTTAGCAATATTAGCAACCAATTGTTTGGTTTCTTCACTAACACCAGGAATTTTAAATTCATTACTCAACATATTTAGTTTTTGTTGTCCTATAGACATCTTAACCAAATCTTCATATGAAATACCCATTTGAGTAGATAACTCTCTTAAATCTCTTTTAGCATTTGGGAAAACTTTAAACTCTTTTGATTTTTCATCAAAGTATGTAAATTTTTGGGTCATTTGAACTACTTGATTTTGTAATTCTCCAACATCTTCAGATGCCAAATACATTAATCTAAATGGGTCTGCCAAATCACCGGCAGCAACACCCATTCTTTGGAAAGCGGATACCATATCAACGGCTTTTTCAGGGTCAAATACGTTTTCGGCAAACTGAAATATCTCATTCATATTTATCCTTAAACCAGCGGCTTGTGCGGCCATTTTGGATAAACCCGCAGCTCCGTTTTGAAAACCATATTCATTAAGTTTACTTAAATTTGTTTGTACATTTTGAAAAACAGCACCAGCGTTTACACCAACTCTTCTTGATATATCAACGGTTTCTTGAAAATTTTCTTTGATTTTAACAACTTCAATACCAGCGTCGGCAAAAGACCTAACAACACCACCAACGTTTTCGCTTGTAATTCCCAAAGCTTGGGCACCTGCAAATAAATCACCGACTGTTTCACCTAAAGTTATTGTATTAGTACCTAGTTGTTTGGCAATATTTTCTTGAATTGTTTCAACATCTTTAAAATTACCACCTAATTCAACGACTCTTGGTGCTGCGATTGCAAATTCTTGTCTTAACCCTCTAACAGCTTGTTGTGTAGTTCCAAAAACACCCGCCAATTTAGCATTACTGTCAGAGATTTGTTGGTCTAACTTTTCGTAAGCTTCATTAAAACTATTAAAAGCCTTTTGTACACCTTTTTTTAATTCATCAACACCTTGTTCATACAAATTTTTACCAGGATTATTTTGTCCAGGGTTTGGTGGTGTATTTGGATTGTTTTGAAGCATAAGTTATTCTATCACTATAAATAGAATAATTTTTATTTTTGAAATGATTCTATAATTTTATCAACCAAATACCTTCTTGCATATGTTGGGATAACTAAATAATCACTCCAAGACATGTTCATATGTTTTGACAAAATATAATATTCGTCAAGTTGATATTTTTTATAATCAGAAGAAAGGGCGAAAAAATTCGACCCCAAAGTTGATTTCTACATCAACTTTTACTCCTGACGGGGCCATTACTGTTTTTCTTAAATCTAATTTTGGTTCATTTTCATCTATGAAATTTCTGATAAACTTGGAGTCCATGATTGGTAATCCTTCTATGAACTTATTGATTGTTCCTTGATTTGTGTCACCTTCAACAGAAACAATTTGTTTTTGTAATCTCCAAGTAACTCTTGGTGCAACTCTACCTTTTGGATATTGTTCAGCATTTTTACTAATTTCTTGATATTCGTTGTAAAATAATGGTCTAAGTTTAACATTTACACCGGACTTAGGTAATTTTACCTCAAAAGTACCATCATCATTTGGTTCAATAGATGGTTTTCTAAAATCTAATTCGTCTAATCTTAAAACATCACCAAATTTTTTCCCTGTTTGAGGGTCGGTAATTTGTACATTGTATTCAGGACCAAAAGAAGTATTTCTTAAAAAAATTAAAAT